CTCCCTGTCCAGCCGGTATACCAAGGCTTTGGCCCGTGCTATGGCTTACACCAAGCAGACTAAGGCTGCTGCAATCCTGAACAACGGCTTCGACTCCAACTATACTGGTGGCGACGGCGTTGAGTTGTTCTCGACTGCTCACCCCCTAGTTTCTGGTGGCGTCAACAGCAACGAACCCGCAACTCCTGCTGACCTTTCTGAGACCTCCCTTGAGGCCGCTGTTATTCAGATCGCTGCTTGGACGGATGAGCGTGGCCTGCTGATTGCTGCAAAGCCGCGTAAATTGGTCGTTGCTCCTTCCAACATGTTCGTTGCGACTCGTATTCTTGAGACGGAACTGCGTGTTGCTACGGCTGACAACGACATCAACGCTCTGAAGAGCAATGGTTCGATCCCAGAGGGTTACACCGTTAACCACTTCTTGACCGATCCTGATGCTTGGTTCTTGACGACTGACGTTCCTAACGGTCTGAAGCACTTTGTTCGTACCCCATTGGCCCAGTCAATGGACGGTGACTTCGACACAGGTAACGTTCGTTACAAGTCCCGCGAGCGTTATTCGTTCGGCTGGTCTGATCCGCTAGGCGTCTTTGGTTCACCGGGCGCTTAAGTTGTAGGAGGGGGGTTGCAAAACCCCCCTTTTGTTGTATTCTCTGGGTACTAGGAATTTTTACCGGCACAGACTGACCTAGCAGACTTTGTAGAGACTGCGCCGGGATGTGCTACAACACGAAAGGTCTAACATGGCTCGCACTACTTTTAATGGCCCAGTCGCGTCCCAAAACGGGTTTATCGACGGGCATCAAGTTACTACCGCTAACGCAATCAACGCTACTGCAACCGCTACCGCAGCCCAAGTTGCTACTGGCTATATCACCTCAACCTCGGCTCTTCCTACCACGATCACACTACCTACTGGTACAGATCTTGGCGCCGCTATTAATGCAGTTAAAGGCACTGTTCTTGACCTGTATATTGATAACACGGCTGGTGCTGATACGGTAACTGTTGCTGTAAACACGAACGCTATTTTATCTGCTGGCGCTGTGGCTGCTGCCGCTGCCGCTGGAACGTTCGGTGATTTAGACGTTGCTTCTGGAGCGACTGGTCTTGCACGGTTTACGTTGATGTTCTCAAGCCCAACCGCATACGCCTTTACACGTACTGCTTAATAGGAGGCTGACATGGCTTCCATGCAATATGATGTATTTGCGACACAACCGCTAACGGCTACTGGAGATTTCCAAGACCAAAACGGTAACGACATTAATCGGACTCGTATTAAGACCGTGTATGCGGTAAATGGTGCAAGTGCCGGTTCTGTTGTTATTCGTGAAGGTGGCTCTGGTGGTGATGTCGTACTTACTGTAGACACTGCTGCAAGCGGTACGGCTGGCTATACCATCATTCCTTTACCGGGTGAGGGTATTCTGGTTAAAACCGGTACGCTACACGGCACTGTTACTAACACAACTTCAATGGTACTTTTCTACGGATAACCAAACAAATGCAAAATCAAAAAGGTTACACGTTGGCAGGCCGGAAGATCTTTTTCGGTATCCCTGCTTACGACCACAAAGTTTCACTCAAACAAGCCATTTCTTTGATGCGGTTTGCCCAACAGGCACCTGCTCACGGGATTGACATTACGATTGGAAGTATTTGTGGATGCTCGGTAGTTTCACGGGCACGTAACCTTTTAGTTCAGGACTTCCTAGAGTCTGATGCAACGGATCTGATGTTTATTGATGCCGACATCAACTTCCAGCCAGAAGACGTTATTCGTTTGCTGGCTTGGTTGTCAGAGCCAAATATTGATATTGCTGCTGGTATTCCGTGCGCTCGTAAGGCAGAGAAAACCTACATTGTTACGCTGGATGAAGATGGTAACGGCGTCACAATGAATGGCATGGGGCTAGTACGTGCCCAGCGGGTGGCTACTGCTTTTATGATGATTAAACGCGAAGTCATTGAGAAGTTGGTTAAAGACAACCCACAATGGCACTATTGGGACGATAAGACCCAGCGCACGCTGTCTGCGGTCTTTGACTTTGCGGTAAAAGACAACTCATATGTAGGCGAGGATTACTTGTTCTGTGACCGCGCCCGTGCAGATGGGTTCCAAGTCTGGGTAGACCCCACAATCAAACTAGGCCATATGGGCGTACAAGAGTACGAAGGAGACTTTGGAAACGAAGCCTTCTACCCACGGCTTGTTAAAGACGAGAAGATTGCAAATGGCTAAGACTCCTGCGTGGCAACGCAAAGAAGGCAAGAACCCAAAAGGTGGGCTAAACGCTAAGGGAAGGGCGTCGTATAACGCTGCCAACCCCGGTAAGCCCGGCTTAAAGGCTCCGCAACCTGAAGGTGGCGCTCGTAAGAAATCATTCTGTGCCCGTATGACAGGTATGAAAAAGAAGTTGACTAGCGCTAAAACCGCTAACGATCCAAACAGCCGTATCAACAAAAGCCTGCGGGCGTGGAAGTGCTGATATGGAGATGATGCTTTGGAACATGGTGTTGACCGTACTGTTGGGTGTCTTAGCCTATATTGGGCATGAGAAGGCATCTGAGATCCAGCGGCTCAACATTTTGATTAACAAAACTAGAGAAGAGGTGGCCCGTGATAACGTCACTCAAGCAGAAATGGACAAACTTGTTAACCACATTGACCAACGGTTTAACAGGCTTGAAGCAAAAATTGATGCACTTGTTCAAAAGGGGTAAATAATGAAAAAGGTAAAACGGTTTCAAGAGGGTGGTTACGAAGACACTGATGATTATAAAAATCTTACATTAGCCGCTGATCGTGAAGCGGTTGAGTACGAGGGTGAGAAAATTGCTAAACCCCTAAGAGAAGCCGCTGAAGCAAAAAAGAGTGGCTCCTTTAAAGACGCTTTTGCATCTGCTCGCAAATCCGGGGATAAGACATTTGAGTTTGGTGGTAAAAAGTACACCACTGAAATGGCTGGCGAAAAAAAGGCCGCTAGTGATAAAAAAGTAACTAATGATGGTATGCGTACTCCTGCTCAAGAAGCCGCTGACGACGCAAAGATTGCCGCTGCAATGCGTAAAAATGACAAACCCGGTTCTAAAGTTTTGGCTGAAAAAATGGAAAAAGGCCAACCTAAAATGCAAGGCGCTTACCGTGAAGCAGTCGGCAACATTCGTAAAGCACTTGGTTTTAAATCAGGAGGTTCAGTTGGTTCGGCTTCTAAGCGTGCTGATGGTTGTGCTACTCGCGGCAAAACCCGTGGACGGATGGTGTAGCGTGAACCTAAAAACCCTAAGTATCTTGTCAACTCTGATACCGAAGCCTGTAAAGCAGCCTTCGCCTTTTGCAAAAGAGGAAGATAAGAAGGAAGACAAAAAAGAAGAAAAGAAAGAAGAGCCTAAGTCTGAGTCTGAGCCAGAAAAGAAACGCTCTGGTGGAGTAGTTGGTTCGGCTTCTAAACGTGCTGATGGCTGTGCCCAGCGTGGTAAAACTCGTGGGAAGATGGTGTGATATGAAAGGTATTAGAGACTTTGTTAATAAACTTAGTGATGCTGGTAGTTATACCTATTCGTATAATCCACAAGATCGCACCTATACGCAACTAAGTGGCCCCGGAACACCTGACGATTCCTTAGATAAAAGAATAATGGCAAAAATGATAAATTTTGCTCAAAAAGGTAGCATTGATATGAAAAAAGGCGGTAGGGTAAAAATGTCCTCCGCCTCTAAACGTGCTGACGGCTGTGCTACCAAGGGCAAGACCCGTGGAAAAATGATATGAAAAAGAAAGTTAAACGTTTTCAAGGTGGTGGCCTATCCGGCATTGCTGATACTGCAAATTCACTTATTGGTGAAGTAGATGGTATGGCTAACAGCATTAAATACGGCTCTGGAGTGAGGTCTGGGCAACAGCCCTTGGGGTTTAATAGTCAAAAAGCGAATATGCTTAATGTAGACCTGACTTCGCCTAGATCTATTGATTCAACGGCTGTTTTCCCTGCGCCAAGCACAAGCAGCACAACAACTGCTGATATGGGGCCAAAATCTTTTGACGCAGGCGCGGGGTTTAAGGCTCTTGCAGGTATGTTGTCGGGACAGAAGACTTTCAAAAAAGGCGGGAAAGTATCTTCAGCCTCCAAGCGTGCTGATGGTTGTGCTATTCGGGGTAAGACTCGTGCCTAGCGTATCAGCCAAGCAAGAAAAGTTTATGCAAGCGGTGGCTAATAACCCAAAGTTTGCAAAAAAGGTGGGCGTACCAACGTCCGTAGGTAAAGAGTTCACTAAAAAGGAAGGTGGAGTCATGAAAGAGTCAAAGGCAATGATGAAGAAAGAAGTGTCCTTTATGAAAAAGAAGGGCGCTCCCAAGTCAATGGTTAAGCATGAGATGGCTGAGGCTGGGATGAAGAAAATGAAGTCAGGTGGTTTGGCTGGCGGTCATAAGTCTGCTGATGGCGTTGCTATGAAAGGCAAAACCAAAGCAAAACAAGTCGCCATGAAAAAAGGCGGAAAGGTCTGCTAAATGCGTCCAAGCCGGGGAATGGGGATTATCAATCCCTCTAAAATGCCGAAGGCCAAGACGATCACCCGTAAGGATGATCCGAATGAGGTCAAGATGTATGCCAAGGGCGGTGAGTCTAAGGTAAACGAGGCTGGTAATTACACCAAACCCGGTATGCGCAAATCGTTATTTGAGCGGATTAAGGCTGGCGGTAAGGGAGGTGCTCCGGGCCAATGGAGTGCCCGCAAGGCTCAGATGCTGGCTATGCAGTATAAGAAAGCAGGCGGTGGGTACCGGGATTAGGTTTCCGGTGTACGACGCCGCAACAGATGGCAACGTATTTGACTGGTTAATTAGCACAGCCCAAGACTTTAGGAAGATTAGGCAAAGAGAACGATATGTCGAACTTGAAAAAGCCGCAGCAAAGTCTGAAAGCGTGGACTCAACAAAAGTGGAGAACTAAGAGTGGCAAACCTTCTACGCAAGGATCGAAGGCTACAGGGGAAAGATACCTCCCAAGCAGCGCCATCAAAGCGCTCTCCCCGCAAGAGTACGCCGCGACCAC